TTAGATAACGCACCTAAGGCAACTACCTTGATTCGCTCTGAAATGGTCGTAGAGGAGGCTTGAGTGACTTCTACATCGATGTCCGTCACATAGCCACCAAAGAGATTAACAAAAGTGCCAGAAGAGTTTTTGACCCTGATATTGATCTGGTCATTTACATCAATAACAATAGGTGACTGGTCAAGGTTAATAATCTCAACATTGCAGTAACCTGCGTAAGGCTGAGAGTAAATATCTTGGCGACCAGAAGTAATCGTCAAATTAGCAAGAGTGAGGTTTGTGTAATCGCCTTCGCCATTGATTGTTACTTCCCATTCAGGAGTGTATTGCGTCATGCAATCAAAGCCGAACTAGCCCCACCGCCACCGCGATAAGAGGACTCATTAATGATCTCAACAATCTGACGAGCAACGCCTTCCTTGTCCAAGGCTCCAGTTACATTGATATTGTAAACAGGTGCCATTGAAGCAGATTCAGCAGCTCTAAAAGATCCAGCGTTAAATGAACCGATGCTTACCGCAGCTGCAACAGCCGAACTGACTCCAGCAATTCCAGTCGAACCATTGCTCGTTGTTGTTGCAGTTGTAGTCCCTGTTGTTGGAACAGAGGTGACAGATGAGCTTATTGTCTGACCAGTAGACATTGAGAAATTGCCAAGTGGACCTGTAGATGTAGATCCAGCAGTTGAACCAATTTTAGGTAGGTAAGGAATATCAGAACCTGGCTTGATTATGTTTAGACCGGTAATAATCTTGTTAATGCCATCGATTGCAGTATTGAGTACTGGCTTGATCGCGCCGAGTACTTTGCCAATAATTGTAATAACAACTTCAGCTATTGTTCCAATGGCTTTTAATTGTGCGCCAATAACTTGACCAATTAAAGGAGCAACAAACTTCACAACTTCCCAAAATGAAGCAAACTCATCTTTGCTGTCCATAATGGCATTCTTAACTTTATCGAATACTACTTTTGCACCTTCAAAAATTGGCTGAACTACTTTTTTCAATGTGTCACCAACATCTGTGATTACCTTTCCAAAGCCATCACCCTCAGTTAGGCTAAATGCAGAAGTAAACGCTTGAATGGCTGGTAAAGCATTTTCATTAATAAAACCTAAAAACTTATCTAAAATTGGCAATAAAGCTTGACCCAGTGTTTCCTTGGCTTCATCAAAAGCAACCTGAACTCTTGCAATTTTGCCTGCATAAGTATCGGCATTAGCAGCTGCTGCTCCACCAAACAATTCACTTAGTCGTCCTTGTACTTGTTCAAAAGACATTGTCTTTAATTCAGCTGCAGATAAACCAATTCCTAACTTGCCAAGAGCTGCGGTGTTGCCATCGTAAGCTTTACTTAAAGCAGTTGCTACGCCTTCAAGAGGTTTACCAGTTGCTGTACTGACATCAAGAGCAATCGCCAATAAATCCTGGGCTTTTGTAATGTCGCCAGTAGATCGAACCAAGCGACCAAGTGCAGGACGAAGCTTGTCATCTGCAACACCGGTTGCCAAAGACATCTGAAGAATAGAATCCTCAGTTGCTTTAATCTGAGCATTAGTTGCGCCGGTTGCATTTTCGAGAGCGAGCGCTAATTGAGTCTGAGCTTGTTCATCTTCAATGGCAGCCTTAACTCCATCGACTGCCAACTTAGCGGCATAAGCACCCGCAGCTGCTGCTGCTGCTGCAAAAGCCAATCCAGCCTTTTTAGAGAAGTCACCAAGCTTATTAGACGAAGATTCAACATCGCCATTAGCAGACTTTAACTTTTTATTAAGATCATCGACATCTGCAAGGATGGAAAGTTTAAGGGTTCTATTGCCTGCCATTAATCCCACTCCTTCAAAATCCTGCTAAATGCTTCTTCCCACTTACGAACTAGATCTGGTTGGATCTGTCGCAAAGTTGGATAGATAAAGTAACCTGAGTTACCTCTGCCTTTGCTTGGCGTACGAGTTGGGAATTGCTTAAAGCGATTAGAACCGAACTCCATACCATAAAGTAAATCTAAAGTTGAACCGCCACCGCTAAACTTTTGACGAGCAAAGCCGTAACTAAATTCGCCAATCTTTGAAGTCTTGCTTACCTTAACTCCATCTGCAATACGGCGAGCAGCAGTCCCTGAAACCAAGCGAGTCGCTGCTGCGATCTTAATACGGTCAGCAGCGAACTCAGCAAGATTAGAACTTTCTTTTTTAGCAGCTTCAATGGCTTCATCTGACATACCCTTAAAAGCCCTGGTAATGCCGCGTAAATCTGATTTATCATAAGCGATCTGGACATCATCTGCCATCACTTCGCTCCTTTAATAAATCTATCGCCGTTAATATGTCGTCTGCATCATCCCAGTATTGCATCGGTATCCCCGTCTCTATTGCTAGAGATACGAGGATCCGCCTTATGCTTCCTGGCTGGTGGCTTTTGGGCTATCGTCTCCTACCGTTACATTAGCAACGGTGTCAGACCATATTTCGTAAGATTTAACAGGCTTTCCAGCATTCTCTCGCTTGTAAGCGTTATAAGCCAGAAACATAAGATCCCAGATGCCAATCTTGTCATTAGCTTGAGAAATCGTGTTGCCAGTTGCCTTCTCCCACTTTGCCCACTCAGGAGGTTGAGCCGTGTAAGTTGCTTCGTCGCCTGAGTTATATGTAATTGTGATTGGTAGTTTCATCTTTGCTCCCGTTTGTTAGATTTTAGCTGAATGTGTCTGCTGGTGTTCCGACTACCTGTAGTGCCCAAGTATCGGTCTGTGCTCCTGGAGCAGTTCCACCGACTGTTGGATAAACAGGCAAAACATTGCAAGTAAATACTGCGCCAGTTGCAGCTGTAAGAGATACTGCAAGAGTTGTGTTTGGTGCTGTATCAGCTGCTGTCCACATTGCTTCGAATAGTGATGAAGCAACACCCCAGTCGGCAAGTAGCTCTACATTGAGAGTCCAGTTGTCATCTGTGTGTTTAAAAGCTTTTCCGTCGAGAGTCTGGTAAATATCGATGGTTGGTGAATTGACGAGTGTGACGCTAGTTGTCTGCGCATCGTAATTTACTGTTGCGATGCTGAGGACTAGGTCGCGACCCGTAATGACTGTTGTTGGCATTATTGGTTCTCCTTATGCTGTTTGGGTGTACCAAGTGGACACCCGTATATCTGCGACCAGCAAGGTGCTAGCGCCTACTGTTGTAACTGTTGGTCGATCAACTACCTGGAGTTCGTATCCAGCCGGTATAACCGCCACAACGCTCGTGATGAGTTGCTCGATATTATCAAGCGATGCCGGGTTGCTGTTGTAAGCAACGCAGCAGGTTATTGTGTAATTAAGTTTGCATCGAAAGGTGCTCTTGCCAATAGTCTCAAACTCCATGTAAGGAGAATCCGGTACGACTACAACAGCAGGTGCTGGAATCTGCTCAGGAACATAACTAAATACATTCGCAGCAACGCCAGATAAAGCTGTAGCAAGAGGAGTACGAACCGCTGAAAGAATAGTGCTCGGCATTATTGAGCCATCGTTTCAACATCGATATAAGGTCCCAAAAGACCTACGACACGATTAAACAAGCTGCGTCCCATGCGATAAGGAGACGGAGCGAAATCTACGCCTTCAATCTGTCCGCCTGGAGCAGTACGAGATTGGAATACTTCAACTGAAACTACGATGATTGCGGATTCGACCGCAGCAACGCCGACATATGTAGCAGCGCCTGTAAGTGTTGCGGATCCGCTAGGGATGACATTGCGTTCATCGACATCTGCATTAGTGATGTTTGCTGTAAATGTGTATGCATCGACATCATCATTGACTGTTCGAGTGCCGTTAAATGGTGTCCCGCATCCTGCGATGACAACTGATTGTCCTTCGGTAAACTCATGAATTCCTACTGTTGTAAAGGTTGCGACATTGCTTGTCAGCGAAACCTTGGAAACTGGTGACGAAAATGTTGTAAGCAAAGGCAAAATAACTGCCTCTGATGTATCAATTATGTCATTTAGATATGCGTCTGAATAAAGAGCAGACGAAACACCAAGCACGGATCTCAACTCTGACGCTGTGATAATACTTGGCATTTCATCCTCTCTAAACTGCTGGCGGGGAGATCGGGAGCAACCCCCCCGCCATGATTAAGTGGTTAGGCTACATTCAACTTACGGAACGCTGCTGGGTAACGGTTTACTACGCAAACATATCCGTATAGACCGATTTCAACTCGACCATTAGCTACGATGTTTGCGCGTAGTTCGATACGGTTGCTCTCGTGGAAACGCATTGCGTTTGATGGGTAAACAAGTGCGTGCTTTGCGTTTGCATTGTCACCTGTGTAGTTAGCATCTACAACAAGTCCAAGTCCTGCGACTGTTCCTGCTGTTGAGCCTTGTGTGACCAAGCCGTTAGCATTCATTGGAGCTGCTGCTGCGTATAGTGGACGACCTGTTGTGTCTACTGCTGCTGCTAATCCAGCGAAATCGATACCATCTTCTCCACCTGTGTTAGCAACAAGTAGACGGTTTGGTGTTGAGCGCTGTACGCCAAATGAATCAGCAATACCCTTGGCGATTGCGCCGTAGATTGTTGCTGCTGATGATCCTGCTGCTGCTTCTGATGCGATCTGTGCTGCGTATGCATCTGTCTTTTGTGCGTAGGATTCAGCCAACTCGCGTAGATACAAATCTAGGAAGCCAGGATCTGATCGGTCAAGCAATTCAACATTGATGATGCCAGCGCCTGCAAACTTGACAACATTATCCTCTTGGAATGTAACTGTTGTGTCTGTTGATGAGAACTCTGCGCCCTCTGCTGTTAATGCAACTGTTGCCTTAGTTCCAAGCTTTGGAGTGAAAACCTTCATTCCTGAAACTGGAAGGGCAGCCGTTTCGATGCTATCGATAAACGGACGGGAGTTATCGATGATGCCGATAACATCCTTTAGGTAGTTTGGTGGAACCATACCTGTGTTTTCAGCAACTGTTGCAACTTGTAGTGCAGCAACTAGATCGCGAGCATCTGCGTCACCGCGTGATGCATTGATCTGTGCCATTGCGAACTGACCTGCTGTTACATCTAGGTTTACGCGTGGATTTGTGTAAAATACTGGACGAGTTGTCGCAGCAGTTACTTCTGACTTTGCAGCTTCAACCGTCTCGGTTGATACTGCCTCTGAAACGGTTTCTGACACTAGGTCATCTCCTTCGGTCTTAGGTTCCTCGATTTGAGGTACCGGGGTTGATTCGGATGCAGCTTGTCCTTGTGTTTCGGTTGCTGCGACCTTTTCCACTTCAGCACCTGGGATTGCTCCTTCGGTTACGAGTGAAACTTCGATTAGTTGTGATGCGCTAATAGCCATAACGCCATCCTTGTTATCCCAAGCATTTACTTTAACGCCAACGCTAAAATCTGAGCGCAAACCTGTTGCAGCTTCTTCGAGTGCGTCATTGCCAGCAGTTGTCTTAGCGATCTTAAATGATGCAGTGATACCTGTTTCATCTTGTGACCATTCCATCAGCTTGCCGATTGGCTTTGTCATTTCATGCTCTAAAACTAATTTAGTATTCTTGCTAAAAGTAATTGAGTTAGGTAAGAAAACAGTCTGACCAGCAGAAGTATTGCCGACTGAATCCCATTGAACGATACGACCAGCAATAATGCGTGATTCTGCATCGCTTGCTGTAATTGTTACTGGCATTGTTATCTTCATGATAGCAAGTCCTCCTGTTGTCTGATTTCATCAACGCTCATCGCGCCAATTCTGTTTAGGATTTCGTAAACTTGTGCTCGCTCTAATGGATTACCGCGTAGGAAATCGTCTAACGCATAACGGACATCGTTGCCTTGTCCGACAAAATCCGGCATCGATAAACGCTGTTCGATGGCTGTCAAGATTGGACGCAAAGAGAAATCAACTAGTGAACGACGCTCTGAAATTGCATTTGAATAAGTCATTGATGTCGTTTCGGCGCTGGCAAAGTATGCAGGCAATCCAGCTGCGCGACATAACTCTAAAGCAACATACTGACGAGCTTCATTGAGTTGCAGTTTGTTTGGATCAATTCCCATAGCCTGCAATTCGACATCGGCATTCAGGAATGCTGTGCTCCGAGTGCTGCGGGCTACGCGCCAGGCTTCAAGCAGTTTGCCAATACGCTCGCTAGTAAGATTTGTTCCATTTGACTTTAGAACCATCATTGGTACTGGCTCTTTTGCAAAAGCTTCTGATGCATTTTCTAAAGCGACAGCAGCTCTAATTGTGCGACCTGCGCGGGATAAAAATCCTTCATCTAA